CTGATCGTTAACTACGCCGGATTCGACACGTCCGCATGGGCGCAGCCGAAGCGGCGCGGAAAGACGCGCAAGGCCGGGCGTTGACCGTCTACATACCGACGCGGAGCCGTGCGCACATGCTCGTGCGCACGGTACCGCGCTGGCTAGAACAGGAAGCCGTAGGGACTATCCGGCTCGTCGTGCCCGCGAGCGAGTACGACGCACATAGGCGACTGCGCGACGAGCAAGAATGGGAAGGCGTTTACGTCGTAGCGCTGCCGCGCGATTCGCGGGGCGTTAGCGCATCGCGGCGCTTCTGCGTAGAGCACGCCTCCGGCTCCGGCTACGAGGCGATAATTATGACAGACGACGATTACCGGCCACAGCGCACTTCGGACGCGAGCGGGCTACTGCGAGCCGCAGAGGACAGGTACGCGCTAGGCGTCGGAGCCGTGCGCAGCCTGCACGACAGGTTTAACGGAGGCAGGCTGTCCGCACTAAGCGGGCCTATCCTCTGCCCCGGAGGATGGGGATTCCAGTGCTTCGCGCTTAACGTGCGCAACGCGCTCGCAGTCGGCAATTTCGACCCGGAGCTATCTTTCTGGGAGGACGCGGAGCTAGCCCGCAACGGGATAGACAACGGCCTGCCATGGCGCGTGCACTGCGACGTATGGGTAGACAGCATGCAGAAGCGCGACAGTCCCGGAGGCATGGCAAGCCTCTACCGCAGCCGCGAGGAGCGGGACGCGGACGAGGACCGGAGCCTCCGGCTAATCGAGAAGCGGTGGCCGAAGTACCAGGTACGCGGGCCTTCCGGCAAGTCGCGGATGTTCTGGGTCCGGATGCTAGACGACTGCCTGCCCGCATGGCGCGGACTTAGCGCGCTGCACGGCGGAAGCCTCTAGACGCGGCCTAGACGCGGCCTAGGAGCCCGCAGAGCCCGGTTACGTCCGTTCCGCTTGTGTCCGGATGCAGCCGGGCTCCGGAGCCGCAGGAGCGATCGTAGCGCGGTTGCCAGTGCAGGCCGCACGCAGTACACTTGAGGCTAGCCCGGATGCAACCGGGCAGGCGAGGAGAGACAGAGAGATGCACGCGACGATTACGACGGACGGCAAGGCGATACAGGCGCGGATAGAGCCGAAGTACAAGGAAGGCTCGCGGCTCGCGCACCTAATCCCGCACTGCAAGGCCGTCTGGGACAAGACAGGCGAGCGGGACGTGTTCCTGCACTGGAGCTACCCGCTGTCTATGGAAACCTGCTTCGCGTTCCGGCGCGTGTTCGGGCAGGAGCTAGACGTACTGCCCGCACTCGTGCGGTGGAGCCGCGAGGAAGTCTCCCGCGTCCGCTCGCTAGAGACGCTGCGCGAGGAAGCGATAGACGCCGTAGACCTAGGCCGCGTAGAGCGCGAGGCTCCGCGACTGTTCCGCGCGATGCAGGACCGCAAGTACCAGATATCCGGCACGGGCTTTATGCTCGCCGGACGGCAGGTAATCCTTGGCGATGATCCGGGCCTAGGCAAGACGCTGCAAGCCCTAGCCGCGTGCATACAGGACGACGCACGCGAGATAATCGTAGCCTGCCGTCGCACGGCTACCCGTACCGTGTGGGAGAAAGAGACGAAGCGGTGGGCTCCGGGCATTGCCGTGTTCGTCGCGCAGGGCACTCCGGCGCAGCGGCAGAAGGCATTTGACGACTATTCGGACCATCCCGTTACGATTGCGGGCACGCGCAAGATGCTCGTTATTAACATTGAGATGGTGCGCGCTAAGAAGGTAGAGACGTGCCCGCTTACGAAAGGCGAGTGCGCAGTGCCGGAATGGCAGCGCGATGCCCTGCACCCGAAGCACTACTACGAGGCCGAATACAAGTGGCCCTTCCTGTTCTCGCGGACGTGGGATGCGATAATCCTAGACGAGTCGCATAACCTGCTTGCCTCTACCGCGAACGTGCAGAGCAAGCGGATTACCCTACAGCGCTTCGGCGCAATCCGGCTCCGTCGCTGCCTCGCTCCTAACGGGCTCGCTATCGCGATGTCCGGTACTCCGTTCCGCAGCAAGCTAGAGAAGGGATGGGGCACGCTTAACTTCCTCCGGCCGGATGTGTTCGGCTCGTTCTGGAAGTGGGCAGAAACGTACTTCGGAGTAGACAAGTCCGGGCAATACTGGCAGATAGGCGACGGCGAGGCCGTGCTAGAGCCGCGCGACCCGCAGGCATGGGACAACATGCTCCGGCCGTACTACCTAAAGCGGACGAAGGCCGACGCTGCGCCGGACCTGCCCGCGATCCTCTACGCGGGCACTCCGATAGACGCGAGCGACCCGGAGAGCCCGCGCTACGTGCAGCTAGAGATGGCCGACGCGGACGGCAAGCCTTCCGCGCAGGCGAGGCTCTACGCGCAGATGCTTAAGGACGCGGAGCTAACCCTAGGCGATGGCACGCGGTTTACCGCTACCGGAATCCTCGCGGAGATTACGCGGCGCAGGCAGCTAGCGACCGCTGCCGTTAAGCGGGGCGAAGGCCGGACGCTCCTGCCGGTACTGCCGTCTAACAAGCTAGACTGGCTTATCGAATTCGCGCAGGAGCGCGAGGACACGGGTATTAAATTCGTCGTAGCCTCGTCCTTTACCGAAGTCGTAGAGCTTGCGGCGGAAGTGCTGCGCAAAGAAGGCTTTGAAGTCGCGACCCTAACGGGCCGGACTTCCGACAAGGACCGCATGCGCATTGTCGAAAGGTTCCAGGACCCGGACGACTCGCTGCAAGTTGTCTGCCTTAACCGGGACGCAGGCGGAGAGTCGATTACCCTAGACGCGGCAGACGATATGGTAATCCTAGACATCCCGTGGATTAGCGACCGCGACGAACAGCTAGAGGCGCGGATACACCGTGTCTCGCGGGTACACCAGGTTACCGTCTACCGGCTCGTGTCGGTCGGCACGATAGACTACTGGATGGCGGGCCTTACCGACTCGCAGCGCGCGGCGGTTGCGGGCGCGAGCCCGCGCAGGCTTTCCGAGATGCTAGAACAGGAGGTAGCGGCGTAATGCTCCGTTACATCGCGTGGGGATGGCTAGGGCTCTGTGCCCTAGCCGGGCTCGTGCTCGCCTACGGGCTCGTCGCACTGCCGCACACACGCGGTACGCTAGGCGGGCTCTCCGTCGCCTCTGCGAGCCTTACAGCGCTCGCGAGCCCGGCTGCGCGGTACCTTAAGCGCATCGGCCCTAAGAGGAAGGAAGTAGCATGACGTACCCGGACCCGCACTACGACGAGGACGACACATGCACATGCCCGGACCACCGGGCTATGCGGCAGGCGCAAGCCGACGAGCTTGCGGAGCTTACCGGCGAGCGGCCTAAGATGGAGCCGCTTGTCCGGCAGGCGATAGGCGACACGAAGCCTCGCCGTGCGCTGCGCACCGTCATTACCGGAATCCCGGACGAGCTAATGCGCAAGCCTCCAAAAGAGCCGATATCGGTAATGTTTATCCGTATCGACTACACACTGGGAATCGCCTACTATATGTACGTAGACACGGAGAAAGGATAGGGCAGTGCAGTTTACATTCACGATCAATGTTACGGCAGAGCGCAGCGAAGGCAAATTTGCCTCTCGCGACGAGATAGGAGACGCGATCCTAGACGAGCTAGAAGGCGCGGACCCTAGCACCGTAGACGGCGAGGCCGGAGGAGTCTACGAGATTACCGAATGGGAAGTCTCGCTAGAGGAGCCGGTAAAGCCCGCGAAGAGGAAGCGTGCCTAGGGCACGGCAGGCCGTCGCGCAGGACCGCACGCTGCCGTGGCCGGACGACATGATTAAGATAGACGGCTCGCTCGCGCTCCTCCGGCTTACCGCAGACTGCAAATTCGCGGAGGACCGGGCGAGGCGTGTCCTAAATATCGCCTGGGAGTTTGGCGAGAAAGCGGAGCCGTGCCCCGGAGGCTACGTGCACGTCTACTACCACGGGAAGGAAGGCGGAGAGCATTATTTCTCCGTCGTAGAGCATCTAGGCCCGGAGGCGGAGAGGAAGGCGGTAAAGGGACTAGCGCAGCCGGATGGAAAGCGGTACACTCAGCGTAAGCAAGCAAGCACAAGCGGCGGAAGCCGCGAAGGAAAGGACGAGAAAATGGCTAGGACTGCCGCAGCCGCGAAGCCCGCTCCGGCGCAGCCCGCTAAGCGAGGCCGCAAGCCCGCTCCGGCTCCGGAGCCGGAGCAGAACGGCGACATGAACGACGAGGAACGGGGCGAGGCCGCGCAGCGGTACCTTAACAAGCCGTTCACCGCGACGATGCAGGACTACGTAGAGTGGTTCGAGACGTACGTCTCCGAGCTAAAGCCGCTGCCGAAGGACCGCATCCTAGTCCTAGGCATCCAGCTCTACGGCCTGTTTTTCCAGAAGTCTCCGTTCAACCGCGAGCGCACTGCGGAGCGGCGCGAGGAGCGCGCTTCTGCGGCTCCTCCGGAGCCGGAGCCCGCTAAGCCCGCAGCGCGGCGCGGAAGGCCCGCAGCGGCCTCTACAGCCGCAGGCAACGGCACTCCTGCCCGACGCGGCCGGACGGCTGCCGCGAAGGACGAGCCCGCAGAGCCCGCGAAGCCCGCAGCGCGGCGCGGACGGCCTCCGAAGGCCGCGACAGAGGCTCCTGCGGCTCCGGCACGCGGACGCGGCCGGAAGCCCGCAGCGACCGCAGGCAAGGACGCACCATTCTAGACCGCTAGGCCCGGACGAGCTACCCCGCTTCCGTCCGGGCCTAGCCCGTTCCTGCCCGGAGCGGCCGGAGCCACAGGCCAGGGCTCCGCGAATCCGGCCGGTAACCCGGAACCGTGCGTCCACTAAGCGGCGCATAAGGCCCGGTAGCCCGCTCCGGGCAGGCACAACACAGAATGTCCTAGGGTCCGGATAGCATTAGGGCTCCTACGGAAAGAGGCGAGGAAATGGCCGCAACGCTAGAACTGCCGGTACTGCGCACGTCGGAGCGATCCTGCTTTAAGCGCTGCCCGTGGCGATGGGAACAGGAGTACCGCTACGGGTACAAGCCGAAGGCATCCCGGCAGGCCGATTCGCTCTGGTTCGGAATAGGCGTGCACGAAGCCCTAGCTCCGTGGTACGGTAAAGGGAAGCGGAGAGGCCCGCATCCTGCCGACACGTTTGAGAAATGGGCAGGCGACGAGATACGGTACGCCAAGACATGGCTAGACGATTCCTACGAGGATGCCGTATGGGAAGATGCCCTAGAGCTAGGCATAGCGATGCTAGAGCAGTACATAGACTACTACGGGAAGGACCCGCAGTGGTCTATTATTGCGACAGAGGAGCCTTTCGCCGTACGCATTACCCGGCACGGAAAGCCTATCGCGCTCTTTAAGTCGCGCTGGGACGGAGTGCTCCGCGACCTAGCGACCGGGCTTATCTACCTCCTAGAGCACAAGACGGCCTCGCAGATAGTCCTCTCCTACCTTCCCCTAGACGACCAGGCCGGTAGCTACCTTGCCGTCGCTACGCAAGTCCTGCGCGCTCGCGGCGTGCTAAAGGACGGCGAGGACATAGCCGGTATCATTTACAACTTCCTCCGCAAGAGCATGCCCGACGAGCGACCGCAGAATGCGCAAGGGCTCTACCTCAACAAGGACGAGACGGTAAGCAAGCGGCAGCCTCCGGCTCCGTTCGTCCGCGAGCTTGTAGAGCGCGGGCAGCGCGAGCACGTAACGCAGCTAGAGCGCATCGCGGACGAGGTAACCGTAATGAACGCGATGCGGAGCGGACGGCTGCCCGTCTACAAGACGCCTACGAAGGACTGCGTACGGTGCCCGTTCTTTGAGCCGTGCCAGCTGCACGAGCGCGGCAGCAACGCCTACAAGGCTCTGCTAAAGGCCGACTTCGTGCAGGAGGACCCGTACGCGGACTACAAGTCGGCAGCAGCCTAGGAGGAGCTATGGCACATTCTAAGGGCTTCCTGCAAGGCTCCTGCCCCGGAACGTGGCAGAACGTAGGCCGCAAGAAGGACGGCTACCGCCAGCAGAAGTGCTCGCAGTGCGGACGGCTCCGCCGTAAGAAGGTCCGGCCGTGCTTTATGTTCCACGACTGGCAGAATACCGGGCAGCCTAACCACGGCAAGGCGAGGCAGAAGTGCGGCAAGTGCGCGGAGACGCGGCCTGCCTACGTAAGCTCCTGCGGCATCTTCCGCCTGTGCCGGTGGCACAACTGCGAGAAGGCAGAGGGAATGCACTGCGCGCGGTGCGGAAGGAAGAGAAATGGCTAACGTAATCCTTAAGGTATCGGTAATCGTGCCGGAAGAGGTAGCGCTAAAGCTTGCTCCGTCCGGCGAGCTTAGCTGCGTTATCTGCGAGACGTGCTCAATGATAGTGCCGCTCTACCGCATCGTAGAGCACGACAAGGACCATAGAGAGGCAGGGACGTAGGCATGGCTGCACGGACAGGCGCGCGACCGCGCACGGGCACTCAGACGGGTACGAGGACCGCGAGGACGGGCGTGCGCTCCGGAGACGCTAACGGAGCCGTAGAGCGTACCGGAGTGCGGCGCACGGCGAAGCAGGTACGCGAGGCTCCGCAAGCGCTAACGGAGGCCACCGTAGAGATAGAGGAAGTGCGCCTAGCGGCGTTCCGCACGTCTAAGAACGTGCTCCTCTACGGGCCTCCTGGCGTCGGCAAGACGGTGCTAGCCGGAGGCATTACCGACGCGGCCGGTATCGGAGAGGTGGTATTCCTTAGCACGGAGATAGAAGGCGCGGTATCCGCGCAGCGGACAGGAAGCGGCGCACGGCTATGGCCCGCTCCGACATGGGAGCACGCGGTAGCGGGCATCGGCAAGGCGGAGCGCGAGCTAAAGGCAGGCGACTGGCTTATAGCCGACTCCGGCACGCGCATGCAGGAGATGTACATGAGATGGATCTTGCAGCGGGTAAACGCGGCTAGCCCGAACAGGGACCTAGACATACCCGCGATACAGGACCACCAGAAGTACCAGAACGGCTTTAAGCGGTGGTATGACCGTATTATCGCCGGAGCCTTTAACTCCGTCCTTATCTGCAACTCGATGAATGCGGAGGACGCGGAAGGCGAGCCGCGCGTAATACCGCTCATCCTAGGCAAGAAAGGCGAGATATCCGACTATATTTCTGCCCAGCCCGGAGTCGTGCTATATTACTCCGTATCGCGGGAAAGCCGCGAGGAAGAGGCGACCGGAAGTGCTATCGTGCGCAGGGTACTCGCGCAGCCCTATCCGCCGTGGCTTGCTAAGGACCGTTACGGAGCCCTAGGCAGCTACTGGGATGTAGGGCACGAGGACTACACGGCGATGGCGCGGATGGTAGAGGCAATCGGCAAGGCAGCGAATGGAGAAAGTCGTACTAGCCGACGCAGACGGGCAGTCTCGCGAGTGGCTAGGTAAGCACATCGCTAAGCGGCATCCGCTTATGCGGTTCCTAACGAGAGGAGAGCACGCGGCGGATCACAGGCTCTTTCCGGAACGACAGGATCATACACACGAAAGGCAAGAGGTAAATGCCAAAGCTCCGTAAGGCAGACGTAGACGACATAGACGCTGCCGAACTAGACGAGGCGACGTACAGCACGGAAGAGTACGACGCCTACGAAGGCGAAGTACCGCCTATCGGGCTCGTCCTGCGCGGCTACATTAAGCGCATGTGGTGGACCCGGACGCAGGTTAAGCCGGACGGTACCGGAGACGACCCTATGCTCAAGGTGCTTTGGGTCGCGGCGGAGAACGACGGCGACAAGGCCGAATACAACGGCTGCCCGTTCTGGCTTAACTACGCTCTTATTAAGAGCGTGAAATTCCGGTGGGGTCCGTTCTTTGAGCAGTACGGGCTTACGATGCACGAGGTTACGACCAAGACCTACGTAGAGTCGCTAACCGACACGAGCGACCCGAACGGGGCGAAGATTACCCGTATCGGCACGCTTAAGCCCGGAGAGAACGAGGACGCTGCATGGTGCAGCATCGTTACCGGGCGCGAGTCGTACAACGGATCGATGCAGGCCCGCGCGAAGGCATGGCTGCCGTACGACGCCTACGACGAGGACGAGGACACCAACGGCGACGAGCCGGAGGAGCCAGAGGACGAGTACGACGAGGCGGAGGACGAGGCCGACGAGTACGACGAGGCCGACGAGGACGAGGACGAGGACGAGGAGCCGGACGAGGAGCCGGAACCGCCATCGCGCGGCCGGAAGCCTGCCGCTGCGCCTGCGGCTCGTCGCGGCGCTAGGACGGCCTCTAAGCCCGCTGCCGCGCGCACGGGCTCTCGCACTCGCGCTCCGGCCGGGAAGCCCGCAGCGGCCTCTAGGACGGGCTCTAGGACCCGTGCAGCGGCTAAGCCTGCCGCGCAGCCCGCACGCGGACGCCGGAAGCCTGCCGCGCAGGACGAGCCTCCGTTTTAGCGAGGACATGGCCGCAATCGTCGCACGGCTCCGCGAGGAGCTACAGGAAGCGCTATGGCGGAGGAGCTACAGCCTTAGCGACCCTGATCCATTCGAGGAGTAGGAAGGAAGGACTAGCCGTGTCGCGGGTAGTTATTCTCGGATGCGGTCCTGCCGGGCTGGTAGCGGCGCATGCCGCTACCGGCTCCGGCCTAGAGGCCGTTATTATCAGCAATACCGACAAGCCGTCCGTCTTGCACGGCTGCCAGTACCTGCACGCGCCGGTACCCGGCTACGAGGACGTGCCGCACGTCCGGGTTAGCTACGCGCTGCGCGGCACTCCGGAGCAGTACCGGCGCAAGGTCTACGGGCACAAGTGGCAGGGAAAGGTAAGCCCGGAGGACTTCGCCGGAGAGCACGACGCATGGGATATCCGCGAGACGTACCGTCGCCTGTGGCAGGATATTATCGTCGGGCAGAAGGCCGGGCTAACCGTGCGGCGTGTCGTGCGCGGCTCTATCCCGTTCGTTAACAGCCTGCGGCCGGACCTCATTATCTCTACGATTCCCGCGCAATTCCTCTGCCACGAATTGCACACGTTTAACGGGCATGCCATCTACGCGAACGGCAGCACGAGCGCGGGCATATCGGAGCCCAACTCTATTGTCTGCGACGGCACGTCTCTCGTTCCGTGGTACCGCATCTCTAACGTGTTCGGCTACCTAACGACAGAATGGGTAATGCCTCCTCCGCGCTGGCAGAACGCGGTACCTGTCGTTAAGCCGCTGTCTACCGACTGCGACTGCCATCCAGAGGTAATGCGCGTCGGCAGGTACGGCACATGGCAGAAGTCCGCGCTCGTGCACGAGGTTTACCCGGCAGTGCGGAACGCGCTGCAATTCCCGGAGGACGAAGGACCGGAAGGCAAATGGTCTCACACTCGCAGCCGTATGTAGGCGGAAAGCTCGCGGCGCAAGGCGTATTCGAGTACCCGGCAGAGGTGGTATTCCGGTCGCGGGCTAACCGTCCGGTAGTCGGCCTAGACATAGACGGAGTGCTAGGCGACTATCACCGGCACTTCCTCGAATTCGCGGCAGGCTGGTTCGGTCGCGCATTCCCTAGCCCGGAGGAAGTTAACCCAGGCCTGCCGCTGTCGCAGTTTATGGACGTGCCGCATAGCGAGTACCGGGAATGCAAGCTCGCCTACCGGCAGGGCGGGCTAAAGCGCACGATGCCCGCCTACCCGTTCGCGTCGGAGCTATGCGGCAACATCCGCGCAAGCGGAGCGCAGCTATGGCTCTGCACGACGCGACCCTATCTCCGGCTAGACAACATAGACCCGGACACGCGGGAGTGGCTAGACCGTAACGATATCGGCTACGATGCCATCCTGTGGGAAGGACTGCACGAAGGCACGGAGAGCACGAAGTACGCGGACCTAGTAGAGCAAGTCGGCCTAGACCGCATCGTAGCGGTAACGGACGACCTGCCGGAGCAGACTGCCGACGCGGAGCGGCTAGGCATCGGCAACATCTACATCCGCGACCAGCCCTACAACCGCGAGCCGTACGTGCGAGGCGACCGGGTAACGGACCTGCGCGACCTGTGGGCTAATCTCGAATTCGACATAGGAGTATGGAAGGAATTGCACGATGCGCATTAACGTCTACTCGCAGGAGCTTACGAAAGAGGTAGTGCTAGTGTCCAAAGTAGCGGACACGGGCATTACCTACTACGGCATCCGGCTCTATCTCGCGAGCCCGGATATCCTGCACCACACGGAGGAGGATGACGACCGTTCCGCTATTACGTTCTGGATTCCGAATAACCGGACGTTTAGCAGGAAGGACCTAGCTCGCGTGTTCCGCGAGATGGCAGATACGGTCTACGAGGCTCCGGACCCGGAGGAGAACTAATGTCAGGCAACAGGATAGCGCGCTACGCGGACGAGGCCATGTTTACCGCCATGCCGCTCGTGCGCGAAGGCGACGAGGTACGGCCTCGCGTGCAGGTCGTTACGATGACGGAGGACCCGCTGCGGGTAGCCGCTGCCGCATGGCAGATGTACCGGGGCAGGCCGTGCGTGCCGGACGACATAGACCGCGCGACCGCGCTAGCCTTCGCGGAGGACTGCCGCAAGAGCAAGATAGCGGCTCCTCTCGAATGGGTGCAGGTAGCCCTTCTTATAGAAGGCGTGTCGCGGGCCTTTACGCACCAGATGGTCCGGCAGCGGACGGCTACCTACGTGCAGGAGTCGCTTCGCTTCGCGGTAAAGCAGAACGCGCACTGGGAAGTCGTAATGCCTCCGTCTATCGCGGGCCTGCCCGGAGACAGCCCGGCTCGCGCGATCTGGGAGCAATGCGTAGCGAAAACGGCGTGGTCCTATAACGCGCTCGTAGAGCACGGCATACCGGCAGAGGACGCACGCGGGCTCCTGCCTACGAACATCGCGACCCGCATCCATTACCGGACTAACCTGCGCGATCTAATAGAGCACGCGGGCCTCCGGCTATGCTCGCAGGCGCAGCACGAATGGAAGCAGGTCTGGATAGAGATTATCCGGGCCTTGCTCGCGTACGGGCCGGAGGAGCACCGATGGCAGCAACGCGCGATCGTAAAACTGTTCGCGCCTATCTGCTACCAGACGGGCAAGTGCGAGTTTATGGGCGAGGCCGACCGTTACTGCGTTATCCGCGACCGGGTAGAGGCGCACCATGCGCGAGGCGAGCGGCCGGAGGAATGGGACGACATAGACCCGCATGCCTGCCTGCATCCGGAAGCGGCTCGCCGTGCTTAACCCGGACCCGTACGAGACAGGAGCAGAGATGACAGACGACACGCACACGAACGAGGTACCGGACGCTCCGCACGATTCGCCTGTCGTGCTAGCGCACGTTATCGCGGAGGCCGTCCGCGACCTAGCGGCAGGCATGCCCGTGCACGAGCACGCATGGGACATCCTAGACGTGCAGGAGGCTCCTAGGCCACCCGTGCTCCTGCCGATGCAGGCGACCGTAACGAGTACCTACGTGCTCCTCCGCTGCGTCTCCTGCGGCCTGCCGGACGCGCTAACGCTGCCGGGCTCGTGGACGCTCGCGCAGGTGCACGCAGACGCCTTCGCGGACGAGCGCGAGGCATTCCTAACGGAGCTAGGCAATATGCCGGTAGCGGAGCTTACAGCGCTCCTCGCACCGTACCGGCGCATAGACTGGACGGAGCCGCGCAGCGGCTACACGCGCTAGGCAGAGAGGCGACCGATATGGACCTAGAGCACGACGAGCACGCGCGAGACGCGGCTTTCGACTACATGCGGAAGGTAGGGCTAGACCCTAACCCGGACGCCATAGGGCAGCTTGCAGGCCCGTTTACGGCTGCCCTAGAGATTATCTGCACGCGCGGCTATGCCGACGCGGACGCGGACCCGGACGAGATACCGTTCTGGCAGGCTCGCGGATGGAAAGGCATCGTGCACGATATCTACGACAATGCGCTGCGGCTCCGGTACTTCTCGTGGAAGCAGAACAGGTTTTACGAGAACGGTGCCGTAGACATCATTAACTTCTCGGGATTCTATCTCCGCGCAAAGAACAGGTGCAGCCGATGGGGAGAAATGGGAGAGCCCGGATGAAAAAGACATTCTGCGACCGCTGCGGAGACGAGGTAACCGGGAAAGTCGTCCTCGTCCGGATAGAAGTCGTGTACCTTACGAACAAGAACGAGCCCGTAGGCGAGGACAGCTACGAGCCCGCCGAATTGTGCGGGACCTGCGGTGACCTGCATCTCCGGAATCTCCCTAACGCGAAATTCCAGAGCCACAAACTCGACAGCGGCGAGGACGCGATGATGATGCACGCCGAAATACGCCCGGCACTACCTCCCCTGGAATTCGGATGAAAGAGCCAGAGAAGTTTACCGTGCTCGTGCCGGTAGAGAAGGCCGTCCTAGACGACCCGGATTACCTGCCTTTCGTCGTGCACTTCATCTTTGAGGAGAAGCTAAACGACGAGCGCGGCACGCGGACAGCCGGGCCTCTGCGGCTAACGGAGCCGGAGTGGCTATCCGATTACCCGGAACCGATGCCGGAAGGCTGGACGATTATCCGCATAGACGGAGTAGGGATACCGGGATGATACGAGCGGCAATCGCTAACTGGTGGAGTGCGTACCGGCTCTGTTGCTGCACGCATGCCCGGTTTGCGCATACGCATTATACCAGAGCGCTAAATTGCTCGCTCTGCCCCTGCGAGAAATTCCTGTGGCGCATTACGAAATGGATAGCGAAATGACAGAGCCTAAGCGCAATACCTGCCCGCGCTGCCTCGCGTCCGGCTGCGGCGCATGCGACGATTACCCGCGCTGCCAGGAGCCGGTAACGCTCGCGACAGACGGAGGCGAGCGGAGCCCGGTATATATCGCGCGACCGTTCGGAGACGGATGGGAGCTAATCGGGCATGCCGACCCGATTAAATGGAAGCCGACGAGCGAGGAGCGGATATCCGCTGCGGCGCGGTACATGCAGGAGCGGTACGCGCACGCATGGAGCGCGGTATTCTCGCTCGCCGGAGCCTACGAGCACGACCCGGAGGGAATCCTAGCTATGGGATATTCGAGAGAGGCGAAGCCGGAGCTAACGGAGGACCGTCGCTGCGTCTCCTGCGGCGTTCCTTTCCACTTCTGCGAGACGTGCGGCCGGTGGTGGGCGGGCTCGCACATCTGCGAGGCGACGGATGACCCTTCCCGCTAGGAAGCCGCTAACCTTCTTTAACCTGCACGGGCATACGTGCTTTAGCTTCGGAGACGGCTTCGGCACTCCGGAGGAGCACGTAGCCCGCGCGGCGGAGCTAGGCTATGCCGGGCTCGCGGCTACGGAGCACGGTAACGTGTCCTCGCATGTGCAGCTAGAGAAGCATGCCCTAGCGGCCGGGCTCGTCCCTGTATTCGGCCTAGAGGCGTACACGGGCAGCACGGACCCGGAGACGCGGCAGCAATACAAGTACCATCTAACTCTCCTAGCGAGGACTAATGCCGGATACCGGAATCTCAACCGACTCGTCTCCCAATCCTGGAAGGAAGCGTACTACCACCCTACGGTCGGCAGTAGTAATCTCCTCCGGCACTCTGCCGGGCTTGCGTGCCTGTCTGGATGCACGGGCAGCCTACTTGCGTGCGCTCTCGTCGGAGGGAAGGGACTCGCCTCGCACGAGGATTCTAGCGGGCATATTGTCCCGGACTATAACGGTGCGTGGGAAATTATACAGTGGTTCCTTTCCGTGTTCGGAGAGAATTACTACCTAGAAGTGCAGCCTTTCTGGGAGCTAGAGAAAACGAGCACGATTAACCCGGCCTACGAATTGCTCTCGAAAGAGACGGGCGTGCCGCTCGTCGTTACGCATGACGTGCATTACCCGCGTCCGGAGGATGGCGAGATGCAAGCTATCCTGCATTCCGTGCACAGAGGCAAGCACTCGATTGACGACGCACTGCGCGAATGGAATTACGAGGTATCTATGTCGCTGCCGGAGTCGGATAACGACCTGTACTACAAGCTGCGCAAGACAGGGCTCTCTAGGGACGCATCCGTAGAGGCTATCGAGAATTCCGCTAGGATAGCGGCAGGATGCCGGGTAAAGCTGCCGAAGGCGGAGCGGCTGCATTACCCGATAGGCGAAGAGGATATGCAACCATGGTAAGTTACCCTGTACCGACCTTCCAGGAACTGGTAGAGGAATTCGTGCAGAAGTACATGCGCGACACGACACTAGACACGCAGAAAATGCGCCGTGATATTATGGAGCGAGCACGAGAATACGGCATAGAGGACGAGATACCGGAGAACTGGAACGAGGACGGAACGCTAAAGGTAACTCCGGGCGAGCTTCCGCCTATGCGGGAAAGGTTGCCGCATGAGGCAGGTTAGCCCGGACGACCTTCTCTGGGACTGGTGCCGGTACGGCTGGAACTACCGGGGCATCGGCTCGCGCCCGGTCGCGGAGCAGAACTGGACGATAGACCGCGTTAAGCTCGAAATGGACATGATCCTAGGGAAAGGGCTCGCGGACTTCTTTCTCTTTACCTCCGACGCGATACGGTGGGCGAAGGATAACGGCGTGCTAATCGGGCCAGGGCGAGGTTCTACCGCTGCGTCCGAAGTCGCCTACATAACCCGCATTACGGAGATAGACACTTACAAGTATCCCGCGCTCGTCTTTGAGCGCTTCCTAGACGAGACGCGGCACGACCCGCCCGACATAGACGTAGACTGTTCCGACGAGGAGCGCTGGCTCGTCTACGACTACCTAGCCCGCAAGTACGGCTCTGCCTGCGTCGGGCACATCGGCAACTTTATCAAGTACAAGGCAAAGAACAGCCTTAAGGACGTAGGCCGGGTTTACGGCATACCGCTCTACGTTACCGACATTATCGCCAACCTAGCGGTAGAGCGCAGCGGCGGAGACTCGCGAGCGGACGATACGCTCCTAGACACAATAGAGCTATTCGAGTCCGCGCGGCAGGTCGCGGACGAGTGGCCCGCCGTGCTTAAGGCCGCGCGGCTAGAGGGTAATTACCGTGGGCTCTCCGTGCACGCCTGCGGCCTCGTCGTGTCGAATTCAGACCTAACCGATATCTGCGCGGTCTACGAGAAGGACGAGGAACGGGTACTGTCAATCGACAAGGTAGACGCGGAGTACCTAGACCTTCTAAAGCTAGACTTCCTAGGGCTCTCTACCCTAGGCGCGCTCGCGCGCTGCATGCGGATGGCAGGGCTAAAGATCGCGGACCTTTACGCGATACCGGATACCGACGAGTCCGCGCTAGGCGTGTTCCGCAGGAACGACCTTGCCGGAGTATTCCAGTTTGAAGGCAGGGCAACCCGCATCGTTAACCGGAACGTTAAGCCGCTTACGTTCTGGGACCTTGTGTGCATTAACGCGCTATCGCGGCCGGGTCCTCTCTACTCTGGGCAGACGGAACTGTTCGTAGCCGTCCGGCACGGGCAGGAGAAAGCGGAAAGCATGCATCCGCTAATTGACGAGATTACGGCGGGCACGTACGGGCAGATGATCTTCCAGGAGCAGATACTACAGTGCCTCCGCCGTATCGGCATGCTGCAATGGACTAACGTACACCATATCCGGCGCGTAATCGCTAAGAAGGCGGGCGCAGCGGCATTCCAGCAATCCTTTGAAGCATTCGCGGAAGGCGCGCTTAGCGAGCACGGGATAGAGCACGAGCTAGCCGAGAAGATATGGGCACGCCTCGTTACCTCCGGCACGTACGCCTTTAACGTCGCGCACTCCGTCTCCTACGCAATGCTCTCGTTCTGGACCGCATGGCTTAAGGCGCACTACCCGCTAGAGTTTTACGCCGCGTGGTTGCAGAAGGCCGACAAGGACCAGCAATTCCGGCTAATGCGCGATGCGCTACAGCACTCGATAGACATTAAGCCTCCGGACCTTCGCTACAGCCGCGCGACGTGGAGGCCGCATACGGTGCTTAGCGATAACCCTAGCCTGCGTCGGCAGGAGCTAATAGCGGGCTGGGAGCAGATACCGAAGATAGGCGCGAAGCTCGCGGAGCGGATAGAGTCCGCGAACGGCGACGGATGGGACGACTGGCTAGAGCTTACGGAGGTACCGGGCATCGCTGCCGGTACCGCAGGCCGCATGGCGGAATTCTGCGACAGCAAGGACCCATTCGGGCTCTACCGGACGGAGCGCAGGCTGCGCGCGGTAAAGGCATGGATCGGAGGGAAGGACAACGCCGGAGTGCCTAGGCCGACGCACGACGGAGCGCAGCTAGCCGCAATCGAGATGGGACAGCGCAACCTAGTAGGCAAGGGCTTTAAGCTAGGCCCGTACGTCGTCTACGCGGGCATCGTCGGCAGGCTAGAGATTAAGGACATCGTAGAGGACGAGCGCTCTATTACTGGCCGCGAGGTAGAGGACATCCTGCGCGACATGAAGAGGCCGGACCTTGTTAAGCGCGCTACACTGCATATGTACGACACGTCGGAGGAGCTAATCTTCGCACGGGTGAACAGGTGGATATTCCCTAGCCTCCTCCGGACGCTAGAGACAATCCGGCCAAACCGCGACGTAGTAGTAGTCGCGGGCAACCGCGTTAGCGGCTTCGGCACTCCGCTCCGCATTAAGAAGATATGGGTAATCGACCCGGAAGCGTAAGGCAGGAAACTATGACTACAGTAGCAGAGCCCGCAGAGGTTGTCCGCGTGCCGCATCCGGACGACATGGGCACGGATACCTTCTGCAAGCACCTAAACGCGAGGCACGCGCACTCGATACCGGAGGGATTTACGATCCTGCCGGACGAGCTAGACGAGTACACGGAGGATTGCTGGCGCCTGTGGCACGAGCGCATGCACCGCTTGCCCGTCTACGACGGCTCCTCGTTCCGCGTGCCGGACGACGGAGGACATACGCACAAGCCGCGAGAGGACGAGGAATGAGCACGCAATCCGCGCGCAGCCGTTTCGACACGACGAGGCCGCAGCGCAAGCGGCGGAAGATACAGGACCCTATCCGCAACATGGTAATAGCGTCCGTGCAGCATCACCTGTTGCCGGAGCCGGTAAAGCCCGCGCTGCATCCGCTGCCGGACAGCGTAGAGGACGTTAGCGCGGTCGCGGTAGACGAGGCAGAGACGGTTATCCGGGTCCGGCTGCGCAACGGGCAGGTGCGGGCATTCTCCGTAAAGGTCCGCGAGGTAATGCAATGAATGATGTCTGGAAAGTAAGTAGGCGTCTCTGCAAGCACTGCCGGAAGGCAATACATTCAGTAACCGGGTCCGGAGAATGGACGCATGTTAAGACGGGAATAGAGGAATGTGAAGGCATGGAAACGGTAGCAGAGATATGAGAGCCGCAGTTAGGTTTCCCGCACGCGACGGCAGGACAGGGCACCGCATCTCCGACAGCGCTAACTTCCGGCCTCGCCGGACGAGGGACCTGCCGCTGCCCGCGAAGGTCGCGGAATACCCGTGCCGCTGGCTCGCGCGGTACTGCGCACGGCACGCTATCGAATGGGAGGAGCGGGTCTAATGCCTGTCGCATGGCACCACACGGACGGGACGCTCTGCGCGAGCGGAGACTTTACCATCGACCCGGTATGCGTGCACGGCAAGCCGCTAGGGCAGGTAATCGCGGAGCCGCTATTCCCGGAGCCCGCTAGGGAGATGCGCGAGCACGGATTGCTGGTTATGCTAACCGTGCCTGCCGACTGGGACGCGGACACGGTAGCGCGCGAGCTAGCCTCCTGCATTACCTTCGGCAGCCCGCGCGTTCAGGTCATTTACGACGTGCCCGCGCGGCGGAGGCAGGCTCCTCCGGAGACGACCGTTACCCTCCGGCCGGACGCGGGCCTGTAGCGGATTCTAAGGGCTCCGCCTCGTCGTGCTTGCCCGCGCACGCGGAGAGCCCTTCTAGGCCGTCTCCGGCCGCTACGGCTTGCTCTGCGGCCTGTCTCGTGCCTGCCGTCTCCGGCCTGCGGCGCAGGACGGGTGGCACTCGTCGGCAGGCCGTGCATGACCGCTTACCCTCCGTAACAACCCTAGGCAGATGGCCGTTATGGCGGTAGGGTGCTGCGGAAGCGGCTGCCGGAGCGGAGGCAGGATGTTTAGACGACGCAGGCGGTATCACAAGCGCAGGGCGAAACACCGTTACCCGGAGACAGGCGGAACGCACCGCGCGGACCCGCTGCGGGCAGAGTGGGAAAGACAGGAGACGCGCGCTCCTAGCCTTATCGAATTCCGAGAGGCTCAGGAACAAGTGCATCAGACCCGGTGGTATTACGCCGGATCGCAGACGTATAATTCCCAGGGAGAGAAAGAGGCTTCCGCCACACGCCCCGGAACGCATGCCGGTAATAGCATTCCCAGGAGTAGGGCTTAACTGCGGCGTAGGCGGAGACGAGGTACGCGCCTTTCCGCATGCGCTGCATTACCTCTTTCTCCCACTGCACTTCGTACTCGTCGTTCTTAAACGGCCGGGCCATGTAGACAATATCGAATTCCTCCCACGGCGGATGCTCCGCGCGCAGGTCCCACCGTACCGCGTTTACGCCTAGCTCGCGGCAGCGCTCTAGGTACTCCTCGTTAATCTCATAGCCGGTAGCGTCTAGGTTGCAGTAGCGCTCCGCGTAGTAGAGCTTCGTTCCGATGCCGCTTCCGGCCTCCGCGATCCTAAGCACGCGGAGGCCGTCTGCGGCAAGCGAGCACGCGACGTTAAGCATGGGTATAAAGAGCGACATGTCTAGCGGGCTCCAGCGCCACATATCCGGGTCCGGGTCCGTCGTCTCCCGCTCCTGCGTAACCTGCTTGTACTCAAGCCCGGCTAGCTCCTCTACGGTAAGCATTATCCGGGCTCCGTGCTCGCTTCCTCTACGGTAATGCTGCCGACCGTTACGGAGACGTTCGCGCCTTCCGCGTCCGTGTAGGTGATCTCGCCCCTGTTGCGGATATCGTCCGCGACCTTCGCGGCTGCCGTTACGTCTCCGAACAGCTGAAGGACGAGGATTACTTTTCCTCCCATTGCTCCTCCTACGGCACGACTGCGGTAAAGACAGCCGGGTCAGCGGTCGCGACGAAGGTAAGGCCCGGAGCCACAGGCGTATCGAACGACTGCGGCAGCGCTGCGCTCGCGGGCATTGTTAGCGTTGCGTCCGCTTCCGGATGGGCAACGCCTCCGACCGTAGCGGAGCCGTCTACGGTGATATCCGTAGCCGGAGTGCCGTCGTTTCCCGAAACGACGTACGTAGCGGTAACTACGTCGCCGTGCGCCGGAGCCGGATTGTCTAGGGTTAGCGCGACAGATACGGCCATCGTGCGCTACTTCGGCCCGGCTCCGGCCTGTTCCGCGTGCCATTGCTCGTGCAGCGGCATTGCGGCATGCTGCTCTACCGACGCATGGCAGGTCGGGCACTCGTCCATTTCGACACGGACGTCACCTCCGCTGCCTTCGTCTAGGTCGGTTAGGGCTACTACGTCGCGGTAGCTGCCCCTGCGCGGCACGGTCGGAACGACTGGTTCCATTGCCATTGTCTTTCCCTTCCCTTTCCCGCTGCCGCTACTTGCGGCTAGCGCGCGTTCGTGTCTCCGATTGCTGCCCAGACCCACGGGTCCGGGTCGCGGAATTTGTGGTAATACTTGCACGGCTTCTTGCTGCCGTTCGTGTAGGTAAGCGTAACTAGCCAGTCCGGGCTAATCGAGATGCCCGTACCGCTAAGCGCGCCTTTCTGCGACGGGTCGATTACTCCCCAGTTCTCCCAGCCCGGAGGGAAGTAGAGGACTTGCCCGCTATCGGACAGGCAGGCGTAATGAATTCCTCCGTCCGGGTCTGTTGCCGAAGATACCACGTTGTTTCCTCCTGTCGTTGGCTTCGGTTGCGACGGAGGCGCAGTGCTCCCGCGCATTAGGTCTAGGACGTACGATTCCGGGAAGTTAGGACCGCAGTCCGAGTGATTGCTCCAGCCCGTGCCTCCGTCTACGTGCTGCGAGATTCCGCGCTGCGCGCTCTGCGCCTGCGAGGCGTTTAGCGCGCTAATAGGAATGCCGTACCAGTCGCAGAATGTCCGCGCGATAGCTGCCGCGTTCTGTAGCATGTTGTCGTGCCTGCGCCACTCGTCCGTAGACCACGCGACGAATGCGCAGAAGCAGACAGACAGGCAGAAGGGATTACCTCCGGCCTGCGACCATGCCTTTGAGTCGGAATCGACATAGCGCGCGACTACGCCGCGCTCGTCGTCTACGGAGGCATGGTACGATACCTGCGAGGCCGGGTCGCCTAGCCAGTTAGCGAGAGAGGCGTTAGTCTTAGCGCCTTCTGCCGTGTGGAAGGTAACCTGCACGATGCCGCTTCCTCCGCGCGAAGAGTAGTGCTGGCAGGAATACCAGTCCTCGCTGTAGCTAATCGGCATCGCGCTCATCCCTAAAGTGCTCCCGCCATGCCGCATCGTGCTCGCGGCTTACGCGGTCTACGTCCTCCGGCTCCGGCAGCGGGTCCGGCAGGACGATGCCTGCCCGCTCGCGGGCCTCTCGCTCCTCCTCCGGGCCTCGCAGCCTGCCCGCGTCCGGGACTCTGCCTAGGAGCCTGCCGGGCTCGTCGCGCCTCTGCACGCCGCTCGCCTCCTCTCTAATAAGGATGCGCCTTATCCATCCGGGCAGGCATCCTTTCCTTTCGGCCATTACACCAGCCTCCTCGCTCCTATTCTACTCCTCGTCCTTCTTGTCGCCGTTCCGGCCTTTAACCCGCGCGCCTATGTAGCTGCCTATGACTCCGATTAGCCCGCCGATTACAGCGGTAATTACCTGCGTTGCGTTCTCGCCTAGCGTCTGCGTAGGAGTCTGGTGCTCCGCGACATTAACGAGCACAATTACCATGAGCATGACAATAGCGAGCGCTAGCGTTACCGCGAGCACGAACGCTACGACATCTACGGTAATCCGTTTCCTCATGACGTCTTAAGACCGTTAGACCAGCTTACCGGATAAGAGCCGAAGATGCGTATTCCTTCCCCATTGTAGACGAACGGGATTCCTACAACGGAGAGCCCGCCTCCGCTCGCGGTATAGAGCCTAGGAGTGCCGTTCGTGTTCTCGTTTCCTACGGACCAGTTCCCGCTAAGGACGACCGGGTAGCTCGCGGCCTGCGGGCTCCAGTAGCCTGCGGGCATCGTGTAGAAGTTAACCCCGTTGTAGGTACCGCCCGGAGTAACGATGCAGCCGACGATATCTACCATCGTGCCGTCGTCCCGCATCCGGAATTGCGGCGGAAGCTCCGGAGGACCGGGATAGGTAAACCCGCCTTGCAGCCCGCCGAATTCGGAGCGCATATCGTGCCATCGGTCGTTCGATAGCTTGCGCGTGTCGGTTAGCCCTTGCAGCCCGCCGTTAGAGAGCGCGGTCCAGAAGCATATCGGCAGGTCCCATACTCCTGTCGTAGTCTGCGTAACCGGAGGGATTCCGCCTCCGCTCGTGCCCTGTATGACTACCGGCTGCACGACGGTAGCGCTCGTGCTACCGGCCCGGTTGTACCGGAGCACGAGCCGGTCATACCTGTTCGCTGCGGACGCGACCGGGATAGGCGTGCTTACCGGCGCATCGCAGCGCCATAGCTGCCCTTTAATTACCGCGTTGCCGTCCGCTATAACGATGTTCCTTCCGGGCACGTCAAAAGACGGAGCCATGGCGCTTCCGGCGCTCGCGTCTATCCCGTTGTTATAGCTGCCGACCTGCGCGCTCTGGAAATACTCCCATTCCGCAGTCGTAGACATCTGGTTAAACTGCGAAGGCCGTGCGTCGTAGACTACCATTATACTCGCAGTCTCCTCTCTAGTGCCCGAATCCTCTTCGTTAGCTGCCCGATAATAGACTGGTCCGTAGCGGTCGCGTTCGCGTTCTGCCCGACAGTCGGCACGACAGATATCATAGGAGTCTGCGACGGGTCGGCAGTTAGCGTAACGCCGGTAATAACGTCCGTGTAGAAGTTGCCCGGACGGACTTCTATAGTCACGATATCGCCTAGGCCGTAGTCGCGCCCGAAGGTTAGGTAGGGCGTGTCCGCGAGCGTAGCCGACAGGGTAGGCCCGGCTGCGCCGGAGAGTATCGCGGCCTGCGCGGTAGTCGCTAGGTTGTTTACGTCCGTCTCGCCGGAGCTATCCGTAAACACTTCCGCCTGGTTATACTGCGTCTTGCTCGTCGCCGTCCTCTGGATAAAGTTAGTGCCGCTGCCCTGCACGAGGGAATCCGTGCACGTTGGGTCCGTTAGCGAGAACGAGATAGCCGTAAGGTTGCCTAGCTCCCGCGAGAACCACGCGAGGCCGGAGAGGTTACGCGGCACATAGCAGTCAAAGACGAGGCCGTGCGCGGAGGCGTTCCGGGTTATCTGCACGCCCATAGCGTTGCCGGAGCCTGCCTGCGCGATTAGCGAGCGGATAATGTCTAGCAGGTTTATATCCCCACCCTGCACGAATTTAACCGTGTAGGAGATGTTAGAGCCTCTGCGCTGATCGGTCGCGAGCGAGAGCGAGGAGACGCGGCGCGAGGCGAGCGCGGCCGGGCCGACGTTGTTATTGACGTAGTGCTTTATCGCCGTCTCTAGCGGCATGTTGCTTACCGCGTCCGTGCCCGCTGCCGTCTGCGCGGACCACGCCGCGCTAGGAGTCGGGTAGGTAATCCGGTTAGCTAGCAGTGCCTCGTAGGTCGCGCCGGACAGCGTTATATATGGCCCTGTAGTGCTGCCTCCTCCGGTCGCGCCCGGTAT